AACTGTAACAAATATAAATATATCTAATGGCAACAAAAAAACCAAAAAAAGATACAAGTTTCGCAGATTTAGTCGCTCGATTAAACGCAATGAGCAATATTACTAAGGAAGAAGAACGTGCATCTCTTATGGAAGCGGCCAATCAAGAACCTAAAATACTAGATGACAGAGATGTAAGTCTTGCTGACATCGCTAAACTAGCAGGAATCAAAGAGTATCAAGAAGAACCTAAAGTTTCGCCAAAAGCAGAACAACTAGTAGAATCTATTGCCAAAGAAGAAAGTATTATTACAAAAGCAATAAAAGAATCAGACACAGACGAATCAATTGCAACTGCTATAAAAAAAACAGTTACTGAAGAAGACAAAAGATTAAACAAAATTGCTGAACTTGAGGCACAACTTGCAGAACTAAAGGCAGAAGAAAAAGAAGAAGCAACATTAGACCCAGATGCATTTAGAGAAACTTTTGTTAAAGAAATAACTGAATATGTCAAAGAAGCAGAAGCAGACAAACTTGCTGAATTGTATAATTCTTTTTCAAATAACGAAGTAGAAGTAAAAGAAGATTCATTTTTAATTAAAACACCTGAAACAACTGAAATAATTGCAGATGCTGAAAAGGCAGAAGCACCTGAAGAAGAAGTTGTGCAAGAAAAAGAACCTGAAGCAGAAGAGCCAGCAGTGGAAGAACAACCAGCAGAAGAAGAAGCAGTAGGCGAAGATGATGTAGAACTTCCAGAAGAAGAAATTGAATACACAGACGAATTAACAGAAGCAAAAAAGAAACCAGTTCCAACATCACCAGAAAAATGGTCTAGAGCCAAAGCAAAAGCAAGATCAAAATTTGACGTTTATCCATCAGCATATGCAAACGCATACGCCGCCAAAGAGTATAAAAAAATGGGCGGTGGTTGGAGAATGGGTAAACCTAAGAAAAAATAATAAGTACGTGTGATGAAGATCACACTTTCCAAAAACAATTTCAATCCAAATCCCTACTACACATTACCAATAGATCTTGATGAATCTATAGATTTAAAAAGCACAGTTGATACATTTGATCAAAACGGATTTGATCTTACAGACCTAGAAATTATGTATGCTAAAAAAATGGATTTAGATATTAAAAAAGTAAGACACACACATTTTGTTCTAAAAGATGACTGGTTTACTGCGGAGCCTACGGACAGAGGTTGCCATATAAATCATGCTGTTATTTTTGAAAGAAAAGGATTTGCGGATGCCGCTAAAGAACAGATGGTTGAACTTGCAGATAAATGTCCGCTAATACACAAAGTTTTACAAATTAAACCAAAATGGGGATTAGATTTCAGTGTTGACTACGCAGATGCTCAAGGTAATGTGTTTGAAGTTTTACATTGGGAATGGGACACATTTAATTTTGAAGAAATTCAACAAAAAAAGAAACAAATGGATGTATTTTTACTTGGGCAAGATTGGGATAAAATGGCAAAACAACTTTTAGAACGTAAAGAAGAATGGTATAAATTAGGATTTTTTGAACAAAGCGATTATAAAACAAAGTTTTTTGGAATCGAAAAGGAAAGATTTAAGATGGTGATCTGGAAATAAATATTGCTATGACAATACCTTGGAACTTTAAACAATACTATCAAAACTTGTCCCACTTAAAACAAAGAGGTCATGTAAGTGCTGGAGAGCAGTCGAAATCACCTGTATCAGCAGGCTCTAGAGGACTTGCAAATATTGAAAATTTTGCAGACAAGCCAGTGCAGATGATGGG